ACTCTTCGTGCTAAGCTGATTTCATACCCCGCCGAGTGCGGGGTTTTCTTTATCGCCCGTTAAAAGAATTCCCCAGGGCGCTCTCCGCATCATCCGCTCCGCAAGCGAAATCCCTTTCGCTAGGAGCGTGCCGTGTCTCCCAAAGTCAATACTGCAACCAAAGGCGCCGATGGCGCCACGACCGAATCCGTCGACCAGGCCGCTGCGCCGACGCCCGCGCCAGGTGAAGAGGGTTATACGCCGATTGGCGAGGTGATCGTGCTGGCCGAACGTAAGGCCGGCAAGTTCATCCATCGCGTGCTGCAGGACGCCAAGCACGTGTGGAAGGAGATCGTCGGCGCCAAGGGCGACGGCAAGTGAAACTCAAAGCGATCGCCGCGGCCATTGCCGCGGCCGGTATCTCCGGCGTGAAGCTGCGTGAAGCAGCGGCGTCGGAACTCGGCCAGGTCATCGACCTGGTCAACGCCGCTGTCCGCACGACGCGCGACAACTCGCCCGACCTGTGCGGCTTCTACTGGATGATCGACGCGGTGTTTCCCGACCGCGTGATCGTCTGCTCGCGCGGGCGCTACTACTCCTACCCGTACACGATCGGCGACGACAACGTGGTGGCGCTCGGCGCCGCGACGGAGGTCGTCGTCGACTACGCACCTGTGGGGGCGCGGGTGGCAGAAGCGGCGGCGAACGGCTCCGGTGTCTTCATCGAAGCCCTCGCCGCCGCCGATGCTTCCAAGCCCACCCGCTACCTGGTCCGCGTGATCAATGCCGGCACGTCGCTCAATGGCGTGACCTACCCGGCCGCCGTGTTGCGCGAAGCCGCGCCGATATTCGAAGGCGTGCGCGTGTTCGTCAGGAACGACGACGAACACTCCAGGGGCGACCCGAAGGCCAAGGACTTCCACAAGCTGGTCGGCAAGCTGACCGAGCCGCGCTTCATCGAGGCCGCCGGCAAGCAGCCGGCGCATATCCAAGCCGTGCTCGACGTGCTCGAAACGAGCGATGTCGCAGCGAAGCTTCGCGAAGCCGTCGCGCGTGGCATGACGGACCTGTTCGGCTTGTCGATCGACGCGGATGGCAAAGCCAAACGCGTCGGCAAGCTCCGCGAGGCGACGTCGCTCACGAAGGTGAGCAGCGTCGACCTGATCATCGAGCCCGGCGCGGGCGGGCAAGTCATCCGTTTCACCGAATCCCTCCTGGAGAGCGACATGAAACTGCGTCAGCAGATGCTTGACCATATCCGCGCTAGCAAGGCCAAAGCCTTCGGCGCCAAGCGGGCCGACGCGCTTGTCGCGGCGACCGACGATGAAGTGATGACCGCATACCGCGAAGCGCTGGCGGCCGAGAATGCACACGACGACGAAGCTGGCACCGGTGCCGGCACGGTAGCGCCCGTGCCGGTCACCCAGGCCGACCTCGACGCGCGTTTCCGCATGGTCGAGGCGCGCGCGAATGCACGCGTGGCGATCGCGCAGAGCAAGCTGCCGGAGATCCTGCAGCAGCGCTTGAACGCGCGCTTCGCCGAAGCCGTGACGTTCACCGATGCCGACGTGACCAAAGCAATCGAGGACGAGCGCGCCCTGGTCGTGAAGCTGCGCGAGGGCGGCCCGGCTGTTCGCGGCCTGGGCGATGGCGGCCAGATCGAGGCGGGCGAGGACCGCGCCGACAAGGTCAAGTCGATGCTCTCCGACTTCTTCGACAAGTCCAAGCCGCTGCGCAGCTTCCGCGAAGCCTACGTCGACATCACCGGCGACAAGCGCGTGACCGGCCTGATCAACGACTGCGACCTGACCCGCCTGCGCGAGTCGGTTGGCGAGATGAACTTCCGCGAGGCCATCAGCGCCGCGACGTTCGCCAATGTGCTCGGCGATTCGATCACGCGCGCCATGATCGCGGACTACGCCAACGGCGAAGCCTACGGCGACTGGCGTTGGATGGTCGACGTGGTGCCGGTGAACGACTTCCGCACGCAGCAGCGCAACCGCATGGGCGGCTACGGCAACCTGCCGGCCGTTGCGGAAAACGGCGGCTACAACGCGCTGACCTCGCCGACCGACGAGAAGGCGACCTACGCGATCACCAAGCGCGGCGGCACGGAAACGCTCTCGCTCGAAACGATCGCGAACGACGATGCCGGCCTGATCCGCCGCATCCCGCAGAAGCTGTCGAAGGCCGCATCGCGCACGCTGTTCGAGTTCATCTTCGACTTCCTGCGCACCAACCCGGCGATCTACGACACCGTCGCGCTGTTCCATGCCACGCACAACAACCTGGGCACGGCCGCGCTCGATGCAACGAGCTTCGCCGCTGCGCGCCTGGCGATCAAAGAGCAGACCGAGAAAGACAGCGCAAAACGCCTGGGCCTGGTGCTCAAGCACATCGTCGCGGCACCCGAGCTCGAGGAGACGATCTACAACCTCTTCGTGCGCGGCACCAACCTGGACCAGACGTTCGTGCAGAGCCGCAAGCCGACTGCCCACATCGTCGACTATTGGACCGACGCGAACGATTGGTGCGTGCTCGCCGACAAGGGCGATGCGCCGTTCATCGAGGTCGGCTTCTACGGCGGCAACGAAAATCCGGAGCTGTTCGTGCAGGACATGCCGACGCAGGGCTCGCTGTTCTCGAATGACCAGATCAAATACAAGATCCGGCATATCTACAGCGGCGCAGTGGTCGACTTCCGTCCGGCCTACAAGGGCGTTGTCGCCTAACCCACCATGTCGCTGGTTGATACCCAAGCGCTGGTCGATGACCTGGTCCGTGACAAGGACCAGGTCATTGCTTCTGGCAGTCGCGACTCGGCGATCGTCAACGCGGTGGCGCGTTACTCGATCGACGCGCCGCGCGTGCTCGTCGATGACCTGGTCAGCGACGGCACCCAGCGCTTGGACACGCCCACGGAATGGGTGGTGGGACAATCCTCGCTGCGCGCGCTCGAATATCCGATCGGGAACATCCCGACTACGTTACTCGATGCCGCAGCGATCTCTTTGTACGACAAGCCGGACGGCACGCAGCAATTCACGCTGCTGTTCGTTCCGCTTGTAGGCGACACGTTGCGCGCGACGTTCACGGCGCCGCAGCTGCTCGACGACACACACGACACGATTCCGCCGCGCCATGCGCGCGCCGTGGCGTGCCTGGCGGCATCGGATTTGTGTGGCCAGCTCTCCGCGTACTACGCGACCGAGGGCTCGCCGACGATCACGGCCGACGTGACCGATCACCAGGGCAAGACCGATCGCTTTCGCAAGCGCGCGGCAGATCTGCTGGCCGAGTACATCCGCATCGTCGGCGTCGCGCCGGCCGATCGCGTGCGGCCGGCGAGCGCCGATGCCAATCCGCAGCGCACCGATGTGCAAGGTCGCGCGCGCCTGTTCCATCCGGTGCAGACCTGGCCAGGCGGCCCGGCATGATCCTGCAGCTCGACGCCAGCGATTTCGTGCAGCTGGCCGACGCCTGGAAGCGGGCGCCGGACATCACGCGAGCCGAGCTGCTTACCGCGGTCGAGAAGATCGACGAGACGCTGCATGCGCGCGTGACCGAAAGGCTGCCGAGCGGCGCCGGTGGCTCGGCCGGCCTGCGCGGCAGCGTGCAGACCGAAGAGCAGGCGCTCGATGACAACGTGATCGGCATGGTGTTCACGGCGCTGCCGTATGCGCCCTACGTCGAGCTCGGCACCGGCCCGCACTGGATGCCGATCCAGCCGCTGCTCGACTGGGTGCAGGTGAAGCTCGGCCTGCTCGATCTGTCGGCGAAGAACGCGGCCTACGCGATCCGCGCGGCGATCGCCAAGCGCGGCACGAAAGCCAACCCGGTGTGGCAGACCACCTGGAACGATTCGCAGGACTACATCCGCGAGCAGTTCGACGCGGCGATGATCCGCATCGGCGCGCAGCTCGCCGGAGGTGCGGCGTGAGCACCGTCGCCGATATCCGCACGGCGATCGTCACGCGCATGAACGCGGTCTCCGGCATTGGCGTCGTGCACGCCTACGAGCGCTACGCGGCGGATCTGAAGACGCTGGCCTTGCTGTATTCGGCCGGCGCCGGTCAGCCGATCAAGGGCTGGTTCGTGCGGCGCGCGCTGACGCAGGAAACCGGAAACGTGCAGGGCCGCACGATCGAGCGCATTCGCTGGCGCATCCAGGGCGTGATGTCGCTGGACGATGCCGCGGCGAGCGAACTGACGTTCGACGCGCTCATCGAGGGCGTGCGCAACGCGTTTGCGGCAGACGAAACACTCGGCGATGCAGCGATCACCTGCATCAACGGCGACGGCGAATCGTGCATCCAGCTCGACGACGCCGGCCCTGTCATGTTCGGCGGCGTGCTGTGCCATGCGGCGCGCCTGGGACTCAACACCATCCGTTACCTGGAGCGCAACCCATGAAAGCACCCGACAAGTCGCAAGGCGGCACGTTCCACTACTCGAAGGATGGAACGTTCCTCCGGCACGAACCGACCACCAAGCCGGCGCCCGACGTAGCGCAGCCGGCACCCGCGAAGACCGCGCCGCCGAAAGCCAAGGCGAAGAAAGCCGCCGCGAAGAAGGCCAAGCCGGCGCCGGCCGCACCGAAACCCACCGCTGCCGCCACCCCGGCGCCGGCGAATCAGGAGTAAGCCATGACCGCTTTGCGCAACAAGAAAACAACCGTATTCGCGAAGGCCGAATCGGTCTACGGCACTGCGGTCGCGCTGGTCGCGGCCGACGCGATCCGCACGCACGGTGCGAAGATCACGCCGTTCAGTGCGAACGCGATCTCGCGGGACCTGGACGGCCAGGCCTTCGGCAACTCCGGCGATATCCACACCGGCGCGCATGTGATGCTCGAGTTCGATGTCGAGGCGGCCGGCTCTGGCGTGGCGGGAACCGCGCCGAATTACGGCAAGCTGTTCAAGGCGTGCCAGATGAGCGAGACGATCGTCGCGGTGACCTCGGTGACCTACGCGCCGGCATCCAGCGGCACGACGTCGCTGACGATGTACTTCCAGCTCGATGGGCAGCGCCACGCCCTGGTCGGCGCGCGCGGCAGCTGGCAGATCAAGTTCGACAGCCAGAGCATTGCGTATTTCCACTTCGTGTTCACGGGCCTGTGGGTCGACCCCGCTTCGATCGCGGACATCGTGCCGGACTTCACCGGCTTTACGGTGCCGCGCCCGGTGTCGTATGCATACACGCCGACGGTCACGCTGCACGCACTAGCGTCGATCTTCAAGAGCTTCAGCTACGACCACGGCAACGACGTCGAATTCTTCGACAACCCCGGCGAGCAGACCGTGGAGATCATGGACCGCAAGCCTGTCGGGAAGGTCAGTCTGCTGGCTCCGACGCTGACGACGAAGAACTACTTCACCACGGCCAAGGCAGACACCACGGGCGGCCTGACGCTCGTGCATGGCATGACGGCCGGCAATATCTGGACGCTCGCGGCTGGCTACACGCAGCTCAAGACGCCGGCCTACGGCGACGACAAGGGCCGTGCCACGCTCGATGCCGATCTGAACTTCCTCTATTCCGGCGCCGCCGGCGGTTCGGGCGTCGACGACGAGATGTCGCTGGCCTTCACCTGATCGTTCGCACCACGCAATCCCTGTGCCCCCACGGGAGAGCTGCCGCCTTGCGCAACCGCGCGAGGCGGCTCACCCAATGATCCCCCACGAGGAATGTATCCATGTTCACCAAAGACCTGAGCAAAACCTACTGGCACATCGTGCTGTTCTCGATCATCGCCGAGGACGGCAAGATCGAGCCGCGCAAGTTCATGGCCGAGTTTCCTCGCCTGAAGGAATCGGAAGTCAAGGAAGTGCTGACGCCCAGCGATGGCTCGGTGGCGAATGACGACATCGTGCTCGGCAAGGTGTTCCTGAACTTCAAGGACGTGCCGAACGCCGAGAAGCCGATGTTCACCGAGCCGGTGGAGCGCTCGGATCTGCTCGACGTTGTCGGCGTGAAGAAGGGCGTGATCAAGGCCTGGCTGAAATCGGTCGGCCGTCTCGATCCGGAGGGGCAGGCAAAAAACTAAGAGAGGCAGCCGTGTGGTGGGCGCGCGGCTGCCCCGGTTCTGACATCGAGGCGCACGCCGAGGATCTGCGCAATCAGAACTGGACCGAAGACGCCATCGCGATGGAGCGCGAAGAAGCAGCCCGGCTCGCGGAGCCGGGTTTGATCTGGCCGGAAAACTGGACTGCGGTTTGCGTGTTTTCCGGGTGTCGATGGGAGAAGAGCCAGGGGCTGAAGAAGGTGTACTTCGACGGCATCACGGCGATGGAAATCTTCTCGGTGTGCCAGTTGCAGCAGATACCGAACGAGGAGTGGCCTGACGTTTTGGAGCGCGTGCGTGTGATGGAGTACGCCGCGCAGCCCGTGTTGAACGAGGAGTAAGGCTTTAGAACATGGGCGCTGCAGACCAAACCCTCGGCTACCGAATCACAGGCGACGCAAGCGGCCTGGACGCCGCGATAGCGTCCACGCGCAAGAATGTCGCCGACCTGACCGCGGAGACGGTCAGCAGCAACAAGACGCTTTCCGATAGCGCGATCGAAGCGCTGCGCCAGCAGTCGAACCTGTCGGCCGCGCAATACAAGTCCGCCGCCGACGCCAAGACGGCGTCGGCGGCTATCGGCGATCAAACCTCCGCGCTCACTGCGCTGATCGGCAAGATCGATCCCACCGTCGCGAAGCTCGGCGCGCTCGACTCGCAGCTGGAGCAACTCAAGAAGTTCAAGAGCAGCGGTGCGATCAGCGGCGAGGACTTCGCCGCGTATGCCGGCAAGATCGAGCTGACCCGCGAGGCGATCAACGATGCGAGCGCCGCCGAATCGGTGCTCACGCTCAACACGTCGAACACGCGGCGCGAGTTCGGCCTGTTCATCAAGGATATTCTGAGCGGCAATTTCGGCCAGGCACAGCGCGAGCTCGGCACGCTTGCCGGTGCGACAGGCATCGTGCAGCTCGCCTTCACGGCCGCCGGCGCTGCTGTGATCGGCACGCTCGCCGTCATTGGCGCCGCCATCGCGCTATTCGTCAGCGCCGAAAATCAGATCGACGGCTTCAACCGGCAGCTGCTGCTCACCGGCAACTACGCCGGGCAGACGGCGCAGGGCCTTGGCCAGCTGACGACCGAAATCGGCGCGGCGACCGGCCATTACGGTGAGGCGTCCGAGGCGCTGACGAAGCTTGCCGGCAACGGGCGCATAGCCGGCGAGCAACTGAGGGATGCCGCGCAGGGTTCGATTGCTTTTGCAACGCTCACCGGCGAGTCGATCGACAAGGCGGTCGGCGAGTTCGAGAAGATCGCCAAGGACCCGGTCGCCGCGATTGCGGAGCTGAACTCAAAGTATAATTTTCTTACCGCCGCGCAGGCGATCGAAATTATCCAGCTCGCCGACGAAGGGCAGAAGACGGCTGCTGCCGCGCTGGAAACCAAACTCTTCTCCCAGGCGCTCACAGGGCGGGCCGATGCCTACAAGGCGGGCCAGGGCGCCATCGTCAAGGCGTGGGATGAGATCACGACCGCGATCGGCAAGGCGCTCGATCAGTCGAACAAGTTTTTCCAGCGCGCGGGCTCCAGTGGTCTTTCGCTGGCCGATTTCACGCCGACCGGCCTGGGTAACCTGGCGGCCAAGCTCATCAACGGAGTCATCGCGCCGGCGAACGGTGGTGGCACCGAACTCCAGCAGGGCGCAGCGAATCTTGCGAGCGCGAATGCGGCCGCCGCGGGCGAAGCTACGCGCGCCGATGCCGACCTGAGCGATGCGGTCCAAAAGCTGACGCCGAAGCTCGACGCGGAAACGAATAGCCTCAAGGAACAGACGGCCGCCTTAGGGAAGGGGAAGGCAGCTGCGCTGGCCTTCCAGGAGCAACAGGAAGTCGATCGGTTATCCGTCGGCAAGTCGACCGCCGAAATCGCGAACATCAAGTCGGCGCTGGACACTATCTACGGTCCGGCGATCAAGGCCGCGCAAGGCTTCGATGCACAGACCGCTTCTCAGAAAGCCGCGGCCGAAGCCGCACGCAAGCTTCAGCAGGAAGAACAGGCGCTCCCTGGCCTCGAGCTACAGGTCGTCAGTGCGATTGAGCAGCTCAACGCGAGCCAGAGCAAAGAAGCGACGCTGCTCAAGGAAAAACTGACCCAGCAAACGCTCGCGAACAAGCTGATTCAGATCGCTACCGATCTGTATAAGGCCGGGAAGATCGGCATCGAGGAATACAACACCGACGTCGACGCCAGTAATGCGCTGAGCGCCGCAGCGGCCAAGCACTATGCCGATGAAGCTGCCAGCCTGACTATTCTCAACCGGATTCGTCGCGACGACGGCGACGCCGTGCAGCAGCTGCTCGCGCGATACAAGGAAGAGGAAGACGCGCTCACCGATTTAGGCAAAGCGCATAGCCTCGAAACCCAGGAGCTGCAGGCCGAGCGCGATATGCAGCACGCGATCGAGGCCGCGGCGACTGCCGGCGATCTTGTCCGAAAACAGCAGCTGTTATCCGAACTCGATGGACTGAAGCAGCGCGCTCGTGGGCATGCCGACTACATGGCGACGCTCCAGCAGGAGCGATCGCTGATCGGCGATTGGGCGCAGACCGCCGAGCAGGATTTCGGCCAGGCGTTCCAGGCGATTAACAAGGACATCATCGAGGGCGGCTCGGTGATGAAGGACCTGGTCGACCTGGCCAAGCAGGTTGTCGAGCAGATCATCTTCGAGTTCGAGAAGCTCGCGATCATCAATCCGATCCTGAACTCGGTATTCGGCGGCACGCGTCCGGATCTGGGGACCGCGCAGGGTGCGCTCGGATTGCTGTTGAACAATGCGAGCAGCGGCGGCGCGGCCGCAAGCGGCGGCGGCTTCAACCTCTTCAGCCCGAGCTCGTGGATCGATGCCGGCAAGAACCTGGCTTCTGGCTTCTCCAACTTCGCGTTCGGCGGTGCGAGCAACGCGATCGACGAAGCCGGCACGCTGCAGTACGCGCCGAGCGCTGCGGGCGCATCCACCGGATTTTTCAACAGCAGCCTGGCTGACCAGATCGGTGGCGCGAACGGTAGCTGGGGCGGCGCTGTCGGCTCCGTGCTCGGCGGCGCGTTTGGCGGCTACGAGCTCGGCAAGCAGCTGTTCGGCAGCACTGTCGGTGGTGTTGTCACCGGCGCCGCCGCGGCCACCGCCGCCTATTTCGTCCCGGTCGTCGGCTGGGCGTTCGCCGCTGCATCGCTGATCAATTCGCTCACCGGCGGCAACGTGTTCGGCACCGACTACAAGCCGACCGGGCAGACCTCGCAGGAAATCACCGTCGGTGCCGGAGGCTCCACGGTCCAGGACTTCTACCAGGAGCACAAGCACGGCGCGCTGTTCTCGAGCGGCAAATACAAGGACGTCTCGACGCCGGCGTCGCAGGACCAGCTCGATGCGCTGTCGCAGTTCGACAAGCAGCTCGACCAGGTGCGCACTTCGGCGGCCGATGCGCTCGGCGTTACGGTAGCCGACGTCATCACCGGCGCGTTCAACCAGGCGTTCGACAAGAACGGCAAGGTGATCACGCAAACCTCGACGGTCCTCGGGCAGGTATACAACGAGTCGTCGACCGACTTCCAGGCGCGCGAGCTGGCCGACAATCTGATCGCCCAGGTGAACAAGGCGCTCGGCACGGACGAAGCCTCGCAGATCGCGGCGAAATACCAGAGCAACGCACAGACGCTATACGACGCGGCGCAGCTGCTGGTCGCCGCCGAGGTTGATGTCAAGAACGGAACGTCGCTGCTGGGCGACGACAAATCGCTGACCGATATTTCCGGCGAGGTCGCGAAGCTCAACGTCAGCGGCGAGTCGCTCGTGCAGACGTATGTGCGCCTGCAGACCGAGACGATCGACGTGCAGTCGACGCTCGACCAGCTCGGCCTCACGACCAGCAAGACCGGCACTTCCTTCGTCGAGTTTAGCGACGACATGGTCAAGGCCGCGGGCAGCCTCGACAACCTCAACACGCTGTGGTCCGACTACTTCGCCAACTACTATTCGAGCAGCGAGCAGGCGGCGGCGAAGCTCAAGGTCGACCAGGCGAACGAGAGCAAGCTGTTCGCCGCGATCGGCCAGGACCCGAACGAATCGATGGCGCAGTTCCGCGCTGCGTTTACTTCGGTGTTCGACACGCTCAGCCCCGAAGACGTCGTCAAGTGGCTGCAGGCCGGCGAGGCGCTAGCGGTCGTCAACGCGGATCTGGGCACGACGGCGAATCAGGCGCAGGCGGCGGCGCAGCAATATGCCGCGTTCATCCAGCCGTTCCGCGACATGGTCGACGGCGTGACGAACTTCGAATCGGCCGTGCGCAGCATGGGCGATTCGGTCAGCGCGGCGATCGCCCAGGCGAACGCCCTGGCGCAAGCGCAGGGCCTGCAGGGCGCGAGCGCCGAAGGCGTCGCCACGATCATCAAGACGTTCGCGATCCAGGGCGCCAACGCGCTGCTGCAGCTCCAGCAGGAGACGCAACAGCTCGCCTCGAAGCTGTACGGCGCCGACTACCTGCAATCGCTGTACGACGACTACAAGAAAACCGGCAACGTCTTCGACATCTCGAAGATCCAGGACGCGCAGGGCGCGCAGGTCAAGCAGCAGGACAATTCGCGCTATCTCGACGCGTTCCAGCTGGCCAACAACGCGGCGCAGATCTCGGCCTTCACCGGCGAGAACATCGACGACGTGCTCAAGGAGCTCGGCGTGCCGCTCGGTGCGCTGGGCACCGACCTGAAACTCAACGGTCAATCGACCGAGGACTACCTGAGCAAGCTCGTCGACCAGGCAAAGATCAACGAGGGCATTCTCAACGCCAGCGATATCACGAACAAGCTGCTGCAGGACATCCTCGACCAGGCGCGCGGCGCGCCGCTGACGTACACCAAGCAGAGCGACTTCGGCCAGACCGATCCCAACACCGCACAGACGGCCGCACCTGGCGGCAAGCCGGGCGCGCGCACGGCGACTGGGCCGATCACCGTCACGCCGCAGCCGGCGCGTGGTGCGCCAGCTACGCCGCCTCCGGCGAACGGCCGCGGTGGCGATGATGGTGGCGACGTCGGCAAGCAGATCGGTCGCGTGGGCGATGCAGTGAGCGGCATTCCCGCGGCGCTGGCCAATAACGGCAGTGATGTCGCAGCAGCGATCGACCGCAACACGGCGGCGATCGTGCAGAACACCGCGGCGGTCAATCGTTGGGGCATGCAGCAGAAGACTGATCGAGCGTTCAGCTGATGGCCGGACGCATCGCCGTGCTCATGAGCATTGCCGCCGAGCTGCGCATCGGCGGCGTGTTGCCGCCGATCATCTATGGCGTTGCATACAGCGAAACGCTGTTTCAAATCGGCGGCGTCGGCACGCTGGTGTATGACGACCCCGGCGCGCTCGTGCTGCCGGCCGGCATCATCGCCACCGACAACGGCGATGGCACGCTCACGTTCGCTGGCATCTCGACGGCGTCGGGTTTGTATCCGATCACGGTGACCGGGCTCGACGGCGATCGCAATCCGGTCACCGCATCGTTCGTGCTGACGGTGCAGGTGCTGCCGATCGTCATCACCGGCGACGCGGGAGACATGCGCGTCGGCGACTCGGATTCCTACAGCTATGGCATCAGCGGCGGCTCGGGCACTGGATACGACTGGCACGTGGTTGTGGGCACGTCGCCCCTAGGGTGGACGCTCAATCCTTCGACCGGCGTATGGACGCGGGTGCCTACTTCGGTCGGCGCCTATACGTGGGGAATCCAGGTCACCGATTCGCTCGGCAACGTATCTGCCACCTTCTTCGACAGCGCAATCATCCGTTATCCCGTGATCACCTTGACCGGGGCATTCACGGCGCTGGGCATCATTGGCGTTGCCTATCAGAGCGACATCCTGATCACCGGCGGCGATGGGATCTATAGCAACCCGCGCTGCACGAGCGCGAACCTGCCTGCCGGGCTGGCTCTGTCGATCGTCACGGTGAGCGGATCGAAATATCTGCGCTTGTCCGGGACGCCGACGACACATGTCACGGCAAGCATCACTGTCGCAGTCGATGCTCACGAGGTCGACGGCTCCGTGGTCACAGCCACGCATTCTCAGTCGGTCACCGAAGATCCGGCGCTCACGTTGACCGGCACGTTCGCTTCAGCCGCTGTTGTCGGGATCGCCTACCAGAGCGACATCTTGCTCGGCGGCGGCGACGGCACGTATTCACTGCATGGCGGCACGGGCATCTCGTCGGGCGCATTGCCCGGTGGCCTGGCGCTATCAATTGTCACGGTGTCCAGCCTCAAGTACGCACGCCTCAGCGGCACGCCGACGACGGCGGCAGCGAATGCGTTCACGTTGTCGATCGACAGCGGTGATGGCCAGAACGTTACGGGAGCCCAATCGATCACCGTAAACGCCGCGCTGGCGATCTCGGGAGCGCTTGCGAATGCCGAGGTCGGCGTTGCCTATCAGAGCGATCTGACGATCAGCGGCGGCACCGCGCCTTATACATTGCACGGTGGCACCGGCATTAGCTCAGGTTCGCTTGCGTCCGGTTTGGCGCTCTCCATCGTCAACGTTTCGGGCACTTATAAGCTGCGCGTTTCGGGAACGCCGACCGCATCGGCCGTGCCGGACGCCGTGACCTTCTCGGTCGATTCCACCGATGGCCAGAACGCGACAAGCGCGCAGTCGTTCAATGACTATGCCGCGCTGTCATTGGGCACGTCGACGTTCGCCTCGCCGCTCTACGACGGAGTGTCGTACAGCCAGAGCATTCCCATCACAGGCGGCAACGGAAGCTTCTCGTTGACCGGTGGCACAGGCGTCATTTCTGGCGCGCTGCCATCGGGTCTCTCGCTTTCGATCAGCGGAACGAATCTGGTGCTCTCCGGCACGTGCACGAGCGGGACAACGTCGACGTTCACCGTTGGGGTGACCGATTCGCTCGGCGCTACTTCGGTCAGTGCCAGTCAGTCGCTCACGCGCCAGGATGACAAATGGGCCAATGTAATCTTGGCTCTACACGGAAACGGTGCGAACGGTGGCACCGTTATTACCGATCAAAAGGGCACAAGTTGGACGGTGTTCACTGGCGCCACAACGAGCACCGCACAAGCAAAGTACGGCGGTTCGAGCGTTGCCTTCCCAGGCACCGCTGGCATTCAGACCGCCGCCGCATGGGCGCACGCTTTTGGAAGCAATGAATTTTGCATTGATAGCTGGATTTATCCGACGTCAGCAACTGACGGCGAAGTGATGTGCCATCGCGGTTCGGGCGCCGGCACCAATTTTTGGCTTTTGCGCCGAAAAGCCGATGCGACCTTGAGGTTCGCTGCTAACAATGGCTCTAGCTTTATCGATGTCGTCACCAGCGCAACTGTTCCTGCGAACGCGTGGACGTTTGTTCGAGTTCAGCGACGGCTCATTTCTGGGGTGCTGACGCTGGAGATCGCCATCGGCGGGACCTATGTCAGCCTGACCGGCGCCAACGGCACCTCCGCGTTTCCAAACACCAGCGGCATCAAATTCGTTATTGGCACCGGCGATGCGGCTAACGCACCGAGTCAATTCACTGGGTACGGGCAGCAGTTTCGCGTCCTGCTGGGCGATGTTCGCAATCGCGGGTCTAATTTCACTCCACCCGCAGACGCGTTCCCCGACTCATGACGCGCCTTTATTCCACTTTCGACGAACCCTCGCTCGGTGCGGATCTCGCGCTGAGTGAAACCGACCACGTGCTGCAGGTGTCGACGACATGCAACCCACACCGCATGGCACGATCGACGATCGCGATCACGGCCGCGAGCGCGATCAACTTCTTCGCCTGGTCGCCGAGCGGATCGCCGCCGGCACTGACGCCGACAGCCGGCGTGCCGCCATTGCTGGAGGGCATTTGCACGGCCGCCGCGGCAGCGAACAAGTTCCTCGGCGAGGACGCGCACGGCCTCGGCTTTTGCCGCGGCGACGGCAAGGTCTACAGCAACAACGCCGTGCTCGTCGACCTTGGCGTCACGGTGGCGCTCGGCAAGAACGTGCAATGGACTGTGTTGCCTGACGACACGGCGACGATCAGGGTCGATGGCGTGCAGATCGGCGCGACCTTCGACATCCCGGCCGGCCAGGAATGGTTCTACGCGGCCACTGTGAGCGGCGATGTCGGCCAGCTCGCCGTCGAGGCGAATCCCGGCGACACGCCGATGCCATATCCTCCCGGCGACCTTGGCTGGTGGGCGCCCAGCGGCACGATCGCGCCAATTCTGGCGTCGACGGAGCCGTACATCACGGCGCCGGACGATGTGGTGCCGCACGAGAAGTATGACGGCGTGATCGATCGCGCCCAAAATCCGATCGCGATCTCGGTCGGCATTCGCTACTGGATGATGGGCCAGAGCGCGCCGGCCGAGCTCGGTAGTGGCGGCCTGGTGCAGGTGCAGTTCAATGATCCGAATGGCCGCTACGTCCGCCTGCGCAACGCCAACGCCAAGGGCAAGCGCGTGCCGCTCCTGCGCGTGCCGTTGTACTCGGCGATCGCGACGGCCGAGCCAGTCTATGTCGGCGTCCTTGATCATGCCGAGCTGGCCTCGCCGCAGATCTGGAACGTGTATCTGCGCGACAAGATGTCGCTGCTTGCCGTGCCGCTCGAACGCGAGCTGTTTCCGCCGACGGCAGATCCGAGCGTTGCCGGCAAGTATCGGCCGGCATTGATCGGTATCGCGCGGACGTTCACCGCTGAGCTGGAAGATGCGCCCACCCGGCGATACGCGATGGGCGATCGCGTGACCACGGCGTTCGGCCGAGTGCGCGTGGCCGGCAAGCAAAAGGTCTACGGCACGGACTTCGAGGAGACGACGGACGGGCGCGGCGTGACGTTCGACGCCGACACCGATGGCCGCCCGACGTTCGAGGCGACCAGCTTTGGCGGCTCGTTCGATCCGGTCGCGCCGGACTACATCACGGCGCAAGGCGATTTCACGACGTGCGGCTTCGATGCCACCTACTTCGTGCCGGATGGCTGGACCAACCCGGAAGCGACCGACACCGACATGACGGTGACGGAGCGCTTCTTCATCGACACGACGTCCGATCAATTCCTGAAGTGCGTCTCCCAGCCGGGCCTGATCGTTCGGCAGAAACTCGACACGCCGCTGCTGCAGGCGCGCCGCACCTACGCGTACAAGCTCGACGTGCGCAATGTTCCCTTTTATTCCGATCACACATTCGACGGCACCGTGCAGCCGCCGGCGCGGCTCTATCTGACGCCACACAACGATCGTGCGGGGTTGTACGCGCTGGGGCGCTACGCGGAATTTCCGCTGACGCACATCGGTGTTTATTCGGGCGTGTTTACCGTCGAGTCGGATGCCGATCAGCCGCTCTGCATCGTCGTCGTGTTCAATGACATCTACTACTTCATCACGGATGCGATGGCGTTCAACTTTCTCGGCATTCGCTCGATCGTGATCAATGAGCTGCCTGCGGTGACCGACAACGTCGTGCTCGACGGTCCCGGCCTCGACGGCATGATCCGCGGCACGATGGTCGATCGCGGCCCGGTTGACCTGGCCGAGTACGCGACGGCAGACGCGCAGGCGATCGACGCGGTGACCGGCTTTGTCTATGGCGTGCGCGTGCGCAGCTCGGAATCACCGAACATCGACGAGCTGCTCAAGCTGTACCTCGACTCGACGACGGCTGCCATGTTCAACGATGAGTCGGGCGACTATCGCGTGGTGCGCGCGAGCAAGCCGGAGGATGTGGCCGATGGCGATCTCGACGGCACCCTGGTCTACCCGACGGACTTCAAGACGCCGCTTCTGCCGGTCGATGACGACGCCGAGGAGCTGACCACCAGCGCCAGCGGTTGCCGCAACTATGACCCGTTGACCGCGAGCGAATATGGCAGCACGTCGCTGAGCGATACCCCGCTGGCGGTGCGCGCATTGCTCGCGGCGGACTATCAGTGGACGGTTACCTCGCGCGTGCGCCTTGCGCCGCGCTACGCGAAGGCATATGGCCGCGACCCGATCAAGACGAGCCTTGACCGCAAGGAGCACGGCCAGGCGTTCATCGATCACGCCTGCGGCCTCTACGCCATCGACCGCGCGTTCTATATCGGCGAGGTGTTCGAGCCGTTCGGTCGGCCGCTGCGCATCGGCGGCGTCTACCAGATCACCTATCGCGGGTTCCTGGACGGCGTGCTGCAGACGATCTGGGTGAAGAAACTGGTGCTGCTCGGATTCAGCCCGAAGAAGCCGAGCGAGCAGAGCGCAAATTGCATTTTCTGGGGAGCTGCATAGCCATGTTCATCGCACATTCGCGGCCGACCGATTTTGCCGTTGCCGTCGTGGGCACGGGCGCCGCACTGGTGACCGATCCGGCCGCGTTGTTCAACGGCCGGCCGGCCGATCCCACGCGCTTGCGCCTGCCGTCGTCATGGACCGGCGTGATCACCGAGTATGTCGATCTCCAGTTCACCAGGGCGACGGCGTTCGTGCCTGGCCTGGTCGGCCTGGTCGGCCTGAATCTGCTCGGCCTGGCGAGCTCGGCCGGCTTGAAGTTTTCCTTCATGGGCAAGCGGGTCGGCGATGCCGGCTTCACGTATTCGCTGGGCGGCAATACGGCCCTGGTGCGCAGCTATGAGCGCGGCGATGGCAGCATGGTCGCCTTGGGTAAGACCGACGTCGGCCTCGATCCGATCGTGGGCTTCAACATGCGCCTTTGGAATGACCAGAACGGCGTGGCGAATCTCGCCGCGAGCGGCTACGTCGACCAGGGCGATGCGTGGGCCAGTCCGGGCCTCGATGTGTACATTGACAAGGCGTGGGAGATCGACGAGCCCGACGACGCCGTGCCGGTGTCGATGGACGGCCAACCGTGGCCGACACCGTTCCCGCCCGGCGACACGCTTCCCGTGACGATGCCGCTGGTCGATACGAGCGACGTCTTCCGTGCCGGCAGCACGCCGAATTTCAAGCAGCTGAAGCGGCTGATCGGCCGGGGCAATACCTCGATCTTCATCCCCTGGTGGAAGGACGCCAGCGGAAACATTGACGTCGAGCTGCTTCATTCCACTGCAGCCTTCGGCACGTGCCAGCTGACCAAGATCGCCCACACCAGCGGCGCCAAATTCGGGTGCTCGGCCAAGATCAAGGAGACGCCCGCGCTGCTCGCGCAGTAACGAGAAAAAGAGGGAGCGGCCAGATCGTGCGTCAACACGCGCTGGCCCTCGAAACACACGGGAGATACGCCCGTGAGCCCAAGCAAGGCTCCCCGCCCCAGCTGAGGCAGGGGAAGCCTACCAAAACGGAGAAGAAAGTGGCTCACCCTATCATCCCGTGGCCCGGCGGCAAGCGCCGGCTGCTGAAGCACCTGCTGCCCATCATTCAGGGCGTCCCGCACCGCTGCTACGTCGAGGCGTTCGCCGGCGGCGCGGCGGTCTTGTTCGAGCGGGAGCCGGCCCGCGTTGAAGTGCTCAACGATATTAACGGCGAGCTCGTGCGGCTCTATCGCTGCGTGCAGCATCACCTCGACGAATTCGTGCGGCAATTCCGCTGGGCCTTGACCTCGCGCGAGATGTTCGCCTGGGCGCAGATGCAGCACCCTGAAACCCTGACCGATATCCAGCGCGCGGCGCGGTTTTTCTACCTCCAGAAGCTCACCTTTGGCGGCAAGGTCGCCGGCCAGAGTTTCGGCTATCACCACACCGCGCCGGCCGCGCTGAACCTCCTGCGGCTTGAGGAGACGCTAAGCCAGGCGCATCTGCGCCTTTCCAGGGTGACCATCGAGCGCTCGGAATGGTCGCTGCTGGTCAAGCGCTACGACTCGGCCGACACCGCGTTCTACTTCGACCCACCGTACTGGCAGACCGAGGGCTATGGCGTCGAGTTCGGGTTTGAGCAGTACGAGCGCCTGGCCGCGGCAATGGGCTCGATGGCTGGCAAAGCGGTGTTGAGCATCAACGATCACCCGGCGATGAGGCAGGTGTTCAAGCCGTTCAAATCGAAGCGCGTGGCACACACGTATTCGATCAACGGAAAGGACAAGAGCAAGCCGGTCGGCGAGATGATCTACCGGAACTGGTGAGGGTCGAAGCCGGTGCTATAGTTTCGCCATGCGGCATTTTGTTTCGTGTGGCGAAATTTTATGTGGAGGCAGTTATCAAGCACTTCGGCCGTCAGTTATCGCGGCGCGCATCAACTTTTTGGGCGATGCCAAAAAGTAACCGGCTCGCCGCAGGCGAGACGAAGCTCTGCACTTCAAAAAATAAACAAGAACCAAGGACGTGAAT